ACAGTAGGTGATAATAGGGTAGATATAAAATATAAAAAATCATTAGAAGTAATGATAGCCCCAGAAGATTTAAAAAATTTTTTATATAGAGATGAATTGTTAAAATGCTTAGAACAATATGTTTCAAAATATAAATTTGCTGATGAGGTAGAATTTTACGGTATCGACCGTTATACTAAAATACAATATTACGACAAAGGATGGGGTTTTTACAAATGGCACATGGAAAACGATGGTTTTCTTAGTGTTATAAACAGACACCTAGTTTTTAGCACATATCTTAATAATGTTGAAAATGGAGGAACAGAATTTTTATATCAAGATTGTGTTACGAAAGCTAAAAAAGGTTCAACAATTATTTTTCCTGCAGGTTGGACACATACTCATAGAGGACAAATATCTAAGAACCAAGAAAAATATATTATTACAGGGTGGTTTAATTTTTTAGAGGTGTAGAATGAAAACAAATATTTTTTAAATAAATGTGTTTTTGGGCTATAATAATATTGAACTACACCTGAGGAGGTGCAATAATGCAAAAAGAAGAAAATAAAGCTGTTATAGGCGACCAAGAAATTTTAGAGACTGAAATGACAGAACAACAAAAATATCTTGCAAATCAAATAACCGACTTAAGAAATAAAAAAGCTAAGTTGTCTTTTGAGATGGACCAAATAGAAGCGGCTTTAACTGTTTTTCAAAATACTTTCATCGCTACAACTAAAGAAGAAGCTGATGAAGTTCTTAAAAAAGATATCCCTAAGGAGGAAAAATAAAATGATGTGGTTAAATATAATTATGTGGCTTACAGCCATAATTTCTATAGCTTCAGTAATAGCTGCAATTACACCAACACCTAAAGATAATCATTGGTTTAAACCAATTTATAAAGTGATTGATTGGTGTGCTTTAAATATAGGTAAAGCAAAACAAAAATAATGCCTACCGTAAAGGAAACATTAGCAGAACTTAATGCACACGAAAGAGAGTGTACTATTCGTTATGAATATATCGAAAAAAGATTAGACGAGGGTTCTGCTAAATTTAAAAGATTAGAAATGTTGTTATGGGGGGTTTATCCATTTATACTAGGTTCTATAGTTTTCGCTGCTTTTATATAGGAGAGACTAGTGCCTTTACAGAAATTTGTTTTTAAACCAGGAATTAATAAAGAACTTACGGCATACTCGAACGAGGGCGGTTGGTTCGATAGTAATTTAATACGTTTTAGAAAAGGATTGCCTGAAAAAATAGGTGGATGGGCGAAAAGAACATCTTCTACTTTTACATCACGTGGTAGAGCTTTACATGCATGGACTGCATTAAGTGGAACACAGTACGTAGGTATAGGTGCAACACAAAAATATTACATATTAGATGGAACTAGTTATTACGATATTACACCAATACGTTTAACCACCTCTGCTGGCGATGTTACATTTGCTAAAGTAGGTGATAGTGACGCTACTATTACTGTTACTGACACATCACACGGTGCTGTAAAAAATGATTTTGTAACATTTTCTGGTGCTGTGTCATTAGGCGGTAATATAAATTCAAATGTATTAAATCAAGAATACCAAATAGCAACAATTATAAATGCTAATAGCTACACAATAGAGGCAAAAAATACTTCTGGTGTTACTGTAACAGCTAATTCTTCAGATACAGGAAACGGCGGCTCTTCAGTAGTTGGTGCATATCAAATAAACGTAGGATTAGATGTTTATGTTCCTAGTACTGGTTGGGGTATAAACGGATGGGGTGAAGGCGCATTTGGTTCTACAGAATCTTTAACGTTTTCAAACCAATTAAGATTATATTCTCATGACAATTTCGGAGAAGATTTAGTATTTAATGCAAGAAATGGCGGTGTTTTTTATTGGGACACAAGCAGTGGGACTGGTAGTAGAGCAGTATCATTATCAGATTTATCAGGAGCTAATTTACCACCAACTGTAGCACTCCAAGTTTTAGTTAGTGATATAGATAGACACGTTATATGTTTTGGTGCTGACCCTATCGTTGGTTCGTCTCGGTCAGGAACTATAGACCCAATGCTTATAGCTTTTAGCGACCAAGAAAACGTTACAGAATGGGAGCCTTTACCTACCAACACTGCAGGTTCTTTAAGGTTGTCTGCAGGTTCTGCAATCATAGGTGCACTTAGAGCTAGACAAGAAACATTAGTTTGGACAGATACAGCTTTATATTCA